AGGTGGTGTGTGGACATTAATAGGAACTTCAGTTGCTAGTACTGATGCAACAGTCACACAAACTGGGCTTAACACTACTTATGAAACCTATGCTATTGTTTTTTCAGATATAACGCTTTCAGTAGACGGAAATCATATTTATTTTAGATGTGGTGATTCAAGTGGAATTGATTCTGGAGCTTCAGATTATGCTTGGCATATGGTTAAAACTGCAACTGGCTCACCTACAACATTTTCCGCTTATGGTAACACTGCGGATGCACAACTCCGAATTGGTGGAGATGTTGGCAATGATACTGGAGAAGGTATGTCTGGAATTATGTATGTTAGTCCGTCCGATGGGAGTGGTAAACCTATGTTTTATGGCAATTTTGTTACGCAAACAGCAGGAGGGCTTCCAGTTGGGGGTTCTATTTATGGGGCAAGAAACGCTGTAATCACTTTGACCCAAGTTCAATTAGTTGCTCAAAGTGGAACTATTGCAACTGGTAGGATGTCGGTGTTTGGGATTAAACATACATAGAAAGGATTTTTAATGACACGATTTAAGCAAATAGATGGCATACGGATGCCATTTACAAAAGAAGAAGAAATAGCTAAAGACGCAGAAGAAAAGGCTTGGGCAGATGAACAAGTTGAACTTAAAAAGACTCAATACCAACGTGACAGACAGCAAGAGTACCCACCAATGGCTGACTACTTGGATGGAATAGTAAAAGGTAACCAAGCTCAAATTGACAAGTACATCGCAGATTGTTTAGAAATAAAACAAAAACATCCCAAACCTTGAGTAACTTTATATCAAAATCATTATGTTGTTTTCAAATTAAATCTGGAAAGTTTTCTGGTGTTATTTTTTTCTTCAAAGATGTATACGCAAAGAAACTTAATAATACCAATGATTACGAAGTGTCATTTTCATATGAAATAGTAGGTGGAAATTATAGAGATAGAGGATATAAAAACGAACAAGAACATCTTAATAAAAAAGTCAATGAACATACAAAAGATGTTTTTATACAAGAAATAGGTGTGATACTCAATCCACTGTTATCAAATAATGATTCAAGAGTTTTTGTTCAATGGGGTGATTGAATAATATTGTCTTATAAATACTAGTAAAAGGGAAACAACATGGCAGGAATATTAAATCTTACAATTGATCAAGGCATCACTTATAGTAATGCCATCACTGTATATCAAGCAGATGGTGTTACAGCTATGAATCTTACTGGATTCACAGTAGCCTCACAAATAAGAAAAAATTATACATCAACTGCATATCATACTTTTACAACAACATTAGTAGCACCAACTACTTCTGGTAAAATTAATATGACTTTGACTGCAGCTATTACTGCCGGGATTAAAGCTGGTTATTATTATTATGATGTTGAAATTACATCAAGTGGTGGGACAGTGACTAGAGTTATGGAAGGAAAGATACACATTAAACCAAATGTTACAAAGGTATAATAAATGGCAAACGTAGTAGTTAAAAAACAATTTACTGGTGACACAAGTGATGTTATTAAAGTATCTTCTGATTCTGGTGGTGTTATTAAATCAACCACTACTGGAGATCCTGCAGGAACTATAAACATTACATCAAACTTAACAGGAACAAATGTTAATGATTTGGGTGATGTTGATGCTACAAATCTTGTAGACCAAAGTTTTTTACTTTGGGATGCAGCTACATCAAAATATAAAGCAACATATTGGGGCAGTATGACTATTGATGGTGGTCAGATAATTTAACAATAAAGGAGAAGTAAAATGAGTGTAATACAAATTAAAAGGTCAACAACATCAACCGTCCCTACCTCCGCATCCGCTGGTGATGTTACAGATGGAGAATTAGCATATAGTTATAGTGCAGGTGATGGTAGTGGTGATGAAAGTGGTGTTGGTAAGTTATTCATTGGACATCCAGACGGTAAAGCAGGTTCAAATGCAGCTGTTATAGTAGGTGGTTCATTCTTTACTAATATGCTTGACCATACTGCTGGAACAGCAACTGCAAGTTCGGCATTACTTGTTGATTCAAATATACACACAGATGCTATTAAAACAACTGGTTTATATTTAGGTTCTACTGGAGCAGCTGTATTAGTCACATCAACAGCATCTGAACTTAATAAACTAGATGGTGTTACTGCAACTACAACAGAATTAAATTATTTAGATGTAACACCGGGAACTGCTACTGCAAGTAAAGCAGTTGTATTAAATGCGAATTCACATATTGATGCTGTTAAAACAGCTGCATTATCATTAGGTGCTACTGGTTCAGAAACATTGGTTACATCAGATGCCGCTGAACTTAATATACTTGATGGTGTTACTTCAACTACAGCAGAAATTAATAAACTAGATGGTGTTACTGCAACCACAGCAGAATTAAATTTTGTTGATGTTACTGCTGGAGCAGCGACTGCAAGTAAGGCAGCTGTTTTAGATTCAAATTCACATCTTGATACTATGAAGATGACCAATCTTTATATTGGTGCTTCAGGTTCTGCAACACAAGTTACATCAACAGCTACTGAATTAAATCTGTTAGATGGTATAACAGCCATTGATACTGACTTATCAAGTGTTGCTGGAACACATACTACTCTTGCATCTGCATTAGCAACAAAAACTTATGTTGATAATACTCGTTCAGGTTTAGAAGTAAAAGATTCATCCGTGGTAGCAACTACTGCAAATCTTGCTGCAACATATAGTAATGGTACAGCTGGTGTTGGTGCTACATTAACTAATTCTGGTTCACAAGCTGCACTATCAATTGATGGAGTAACACTTGCTTCTGCGGAAAGAGTATTAGTAAAAGATCAAACTGCAACAGTACAGAATGGTATCTATCAAGTTACTACAGTTGGTAATGGTTCTACTAATTGGGTATTGACAAGAACTACTGATGCTGATACAGCAAGTGAATTAAGTTCTGGAGTATTTTTCTTTGTTGAAAAAGGTTCAGCAAATGCCGATAATGGTTATGTAATGACTCAAGATACGGCAATTACTTTCGGATCAACCGCTATTGTATTTTCACAATTCTCTGGTGCTGGACAGATTACAGCCGGTGATGGTTTAGCAAAAAGTTCTAATACACTTTCTGTTAATACAGGAACAGGTATTACTATTACAACTGATAATGTTGTTATTGATACAGCATGGGCTGGACAAACTGCAATTACGACTTTAGGTACTATCGCAACAGGTACTTGGAACGCAACAGCAATTAGTGCTACATATGGTGGAACTGGATTGGATACTTCAAGTTCAACGGGTGTTGGTATTGTAACAAGTGGTACATGGTCAACTCCTGCACAATTAACAGTTGGTTTTGGTGGAACTGGAGCATCGACAATTACTTCTAATGGTATTATGTATGGTAATGGTACTGGTACAGTCCAAGCAACAGCAGCTGGAACTAATGGATATTTTCTTTATAGTAATTCCGGAACACCAGCATGGACAAACGTAGTAGATGGTGGAACATTCTAATTTTATAATAACATATAATGGAGTAAATAATGGAAGATGATAAATTAAATTATGCACAAACATTAATTAATGTTTTACAAACGAAATTGAATGATAGTATTTCTTTGAATATTCAATTAGAAGCAAGAGTAATTACTTTACAAGAAGAGTTAAAAGATTTACAAAAAGAGGAAAAAGTAGATGGCGACAATAATAAAACCGAAGAAAAGTGAAACAGCATCAGCAGTACCATCGACAAGTGATTTAGCAGTTGGTGAACTTGCCATGAATACAGCTGATCAGAAAATGTATACTAAAAATTCTAGTAATGTTATTGTGGAAGTTGCTAGTGGTGGTGGCATAACAGAGGCTACGGCAACTGCTAAGGCACTTGTAATGGCTGTAGCATTAGGATAATCATATGGCTATAACTACAAGACAAGGATTGATTGATTATTGTCTAAGAAGACTTGGAGCTCCAGTAACAGAAATTAATGTTGATGATGAACAAGTTTCTGATCGTATTGATGATGCTATTGAATTTTTTCAAGAATATCATTTTGATGGTGTTGAAAAAGTTTTTCTGAAGCATACTATAACACAGGATGATATTGATAATGAATATATAGCAGTTGCTGACCCTGTTGTTAGTGTTCTGCGTGTATTACCTATTCCAAACTTCAATGCTTTCCAAACTGGTTTCTTTAATGAAGAATATCAATTACGACTGAATGATTTGGAAAATTTCCAAAGTTCTACAATGATTAACTGGGCTATGTCACAAGTTAATTTTTCATTAGTAGAGCATTTGTTTTCTGTTCAACCTACTTTATTGTTTAATAGAAAACAAAATAAAATGTATTTGGAAACAGATTGGACAAATAAGTTTTCTGTTGGAAGTATTCTTATCATAGAAGCATATAGAGCACTTGACCCTGTCACATATACAGAAGTCTATAATGATATGTTTATTAAAAAATATGCTACTGCATTAATTAAACAACAATGGGGAAGTAACTTAAAGAAATTTACTGGTGTTACATTACCGGGTGGAATTTCATTAGATGGACAAACAATCTTTTCTGAAGCAACTGAAGAAATTATAAAGATTGAAGAAGAAATGAGTCTTAAATACGAACTCCCACCAGATGGATTTATAGGTTAATCTATGGCTTCTAATATTTATTTTCAGAATTCACTAGCAGATCAAAATTTACTAAACGAAATTAACAGAGAGGTTATACAACAGGCTGGTATAGATGTAATGTATATGCCGAGAACTCTAGTTAAAGAAGATTTAGTAATGAATGAAGACGTTTTATCACAATTCACAAATGCATATCAAATTGAAATGTATGTTAAGTCTAGTGATAATTTCGGTGGCCCCGATGATGCTATTGCTAAATTTGGTTTAGACATTCGTGATGAACTTATCTTAGTTGCTCATGTTGAATCATTTAAGTTTGCAACAGATATGGCTAAACCACTTGAAGGTGATTTGATTTATTTTCCATTATCTAAAGGGTTATTTGAAATTAAGTTTGTTGAAGATGAACAACCGTTTTACCAAATTGGAAAGAATTATGTTTTTGAATTAACTTGTGAAGTTTTTCAATATGGTGAAGAAAAAATTGATACTGGTACTGATGTAGATAAAGTTGAAAGAGAAAATGCATATGCAGTTGATTTACTATTAACTGCTGGTGGAACTGGAACATATGTAGTAGACGAAGCAGTATATCAAGGTGCAACATTAGCAACAGCGACCAGTAAAGCAATAGTTGCTGCTTGGACTGCTGACACAAGAACACTAAGAGTTAATAATATTGTTGGTACATTTGCAATTTCAACAAATATTACTGGTGATACAAGTGGTGCAGTATGGTCACAAGCAGCTGCAACAGATGATCAATTGTTACCAACAATTCCATATGCTGATAATAAGATTTTGGAAACAGATGGTGATAACATATTAGACTTTTCTGAAATGGATCCGTGGAGTGAGGGTGACTTATAATGTTTGGATATCATTCATATAATAAAAATATAAGAAATATTGTAGTACTGTTTGGAACAGTATTTAATGATATTTCTGTAAAGCGTTTAAAGTCTGATGGAACAACAGAACGTGAATTTAAAATTCCTATAGCTTATGGACCTGCCGAAAAGTTTTTAAGTAAACTCAATCAACAAGATACTATAACATTACCACGAATGTCTTTTGAGATTACTGATTATGCTTATGATTCTATAAGAAAATTACAAACTACAAAGAA